CTCTCCGACCGTATAAGAAGCCGAATCAACAGTGATGGCAGTGCCACGAGCGGCAGAGCTGACATCAGAAGTTTTCGCGTAAAGCAAATACTCCCGACTTAATGCCATGCCGCCCGCCAGCACCTCCATAGGCGAATCCAAGATGCCAACGAAGCTTGAAGCACCAATGGAACAGGTGACCCCGAACTCATCAGTGTTCAAAAATGCCAGCGTGTCCTGGATTGCCATCAGGATCAGTTGCCGTACTTCTTGCCGTAAACCAGCGAGACGCCGTACACAAACACAGGGCTGGTGCCAGCCTGTGTACCAACAGCACGCACATAACGGCGCACATCGTTGGTGTTGATACTGATCTTCTCAAAAGCAGCAGCAGCGCCAGTGACCTCAGTAAAGGTCTTACCGGTGATGTCAGCCCAAGAAGAGTTATCAGCAGAATCCTGAAGCTTGACGTTCAGGGTAGGAGTGGTGCCGCTGCCAGCTTCGCAATCAAGGATCACGATGGCTTCGCCTTCAGCATCGTTCGAACCTTGCAGGTCGAAACCGGTGCCGGTGGCAGTAGCGGTGCGGGAGTCAGCCGGAAGCAGGCTGGCAATGTAGGTCTTAGACCCGAGATTGTGGATCATTGGTCTTTCTCCGTTTGGAAGCGGGTTTTGTAGAAATGGGTTCAGCTTCTACCTGGATTTCAGGTTCTGCTGTAACAACAACTTCCTGAGTAATGGGAGCAGGAATGGCTTTCTTGATGCCGATCAACAGCAAAGCTGATTGATGATCGGTTTCAACGATGTCACCAACTTCAACCTGCTTGAGGTCAACGATGGTGTTTCGCAGCATCTGAATGCGCATTACCTACCCCCTATTGATCAGGAGATCTTACAGATGGACTCAGGATGACGCACGGCCACGTCATAGTCCTGCATGGCAACCACACGCACGGTGCCAGAAGCGGAACCGGTATAGGGATCAACCATGATGTCCAGACCGCTCCAGAAGCCGATCATGATGTCGCTGAAGTTAGCGAACACCGCAGTGTTGTTCGGCATGGAGTTGGACACATAAGCGCGATAACCGTTGATGGTGTTATCGGCTTCGTAAACGAAGATGCCGTTGGTGCCAGAAGCCTTTTCGGTGGTCTTCAGAGTACCGCGCAGAGCGGAGTTCATCAGATAACCGAGGCTGCCCATCAGAGCATTGTCAGTGCTCAGCGAGGCTTCAGCGTTCACATAATCAGCGAACGTGGTGTAACCCGATTCGGTATTGATACCGGTCACGTTCAGGAAGCCCAGCGGATAGGAGCCGGTGCCAGTGCCATTGATGGCTTGGTTCTCGACTTCAATCGCAATTTGCTGAGCCAGATCGCGACGGACGAGGTTCTCGATGTCAACGCTCGACTGAAGCAGCAAACGACGGCTGTAGTCGGTCAGAGCGCCAATGGTGCGGGGCTGCATGGTCACCTGATCCACGGTGAGCTGCGACTCGGTGATAGCACCGGATTCAGCAACGTGGTAGGTGGTGGCGCCACCCGATTGACGGGGGATAGCAACCATGCCCTGCAGGCCGGTCATCACGTTGGCGCCAGCTTGCTGCAGCACCAGAGCCTTGCGCAGTAGATCGATGAAGCTGTCGCTCATCAAGTCGGTAGCGACCAGATCGCCACCACCGGAGGCGGAGCCAACGGTCAGATCGCGACGGCCATAACCCAGCACGTCAGCAGGGATGATGATGCCACGAGCTTCCTTGCCAGAAGCTTTCTCGGCAGCACGACTCACTTCAAACTCAAAGGCAGCAGCACGTTGTGCTTCCTTGTTGTTCGGGTGAGCAAGAGCGTTGATAGCACGCAAAAAAGAGAAATCGCGACGCTCTTTTTCGGACAGACCGATTTCGGCATCCTTAGGATTCACAGGCTTCTCTTCAACACCCATCTTCTCCAGAAGGGCAGAGCGAAGCTCTTCGAGACTGCGGGAATTCGCGATGAACTCCTGAGCCATTTCAATGTTCTTGGTGCGTTGACCAAGAGCGATCATGTCGGCCATTTCCTTAGCTTTGGCCTGAGCGGCCTCAGCGCGGATAGCCTCAAGATTGAGGGTTTGATCCACGGTTGTAACTCCGATGGTTTGGGTGGGTACGGCTGAGGCCGTTTCCGTACTTTCATTATGAGAGAAAGCACGGCCAATGCCTACCGTTTGATCAGCAGGCACGGTGACCAGACTAATTTCAAACGGTTGGAAACTGGTAGCGCGATAAGTCACAGGTGATGTGGACTCATCGGCTTCCATTGAGTTGATCTTGTAACCAAAGCTGACATTACGGATGATTCCATCCTTGATCAGCTCCTGCATCTCGCGACCTAGATCATTGTTCGCGAGCTTGACACGTGCATAAGCACGCTTGTTTTTGATGTAAGCCTTCTGTACGACACCGACAATTTTGTCCGCATCATGTTGATACAGCAGTGGTGCTCCATCATTTAGGCGACTGAGATCCATGGATTTAGCATCCATGTTCAGCACTTCCATGCCGTAATAACGCTCAACTGGCGCTTCACTAGCGAATGGGAATTCAAGGGTCCGATCTTCGCCTTCAGCGCGAAACTCAGTAGCGAGTGAACGCTTCAGTGTCTCGCCTTCAAAGAAACGCAAGGCTGCAATTTTGCGAAGTTCAGAGAACTTATGGCCAACCATAGTCTCTGTTTCTTCGTAACTGTTTTCGCTATTTTTGCGATACACGCGAATCAACGCAGCAGGATCTTCTTCAGATGCATTAATGCTAAACGAAGAATCAGGAACACCAAGTACACCTTCGCGCATTACATGTTCAATCTTGCCGCGAGCTGTACCACCCGATGAATCCCATTCCACAAAATCACCGACCTTCAATGCATCAGGAGCAGCGCGTTCCTCGGCACGCTCACCAGTTGCTTCTTCAAACATCATCGGGTCGAAGTCATGATCAGCAAGCCATTCGCGAGCTTCGGCAGGGGTGAACCGATCAGCATCAAAACGAATAGCTTGCAGCTCGGAAGTGCCATCTTTGATCCCATAAATGGCATCTATACCAGCACCAAACTCATCATTAACGCGACGAATGCTCTCGTACTGATCAGGATCAGTTAAACGAGCGGCATGCTCATTTGGGTAAGGACGCCCTTCAACAATTGTTTCCATAGAACGCTCACGTGCTTTTTTGATGGCTTTGGCTTTCATGTTGCTCCACGATTGACCAGAATCGCCGCCCCATGCCGCCCATGCTACGCGACCTGGGGAAGGATAGTCATCCCCATCAGGACGGAAGCCTTTGCCTTTCTTGTCAACTTCATGGCGTGCAAACCATGCAGCCATCGTGATTACCGTGTCAGGACTCAATTCATCGCCAGACAAAATTTGACCAGCACGTGTGGCAGCAACCTCGGTGCCACCAGGGCGTCCTTCTTTTTTCCACTCGCGATAACGACGAGCTTCAGCCTTCATGCCTTCAGTCGGCATCAGATCAATTGTTTTCTCACCGACTTTGGCCATTAGTCGATGTCCTCAAGTTCAGGTTCTTCTTCAAGTTCTATCGGATTTTCGGTTTCAGGAATAGGAACAGGTTGAGACACGCCGTTGTTGGACACCTGCGATGGATCAGTATCAAGCACAATGCCAAGCTCATCAGCCACAGCGAGTTCATGCTGGCGTTGACGCATCTGATCCTCAAAATCACCGCCATGCAATGCGATGACCTGTGAAAGAGTCATGATGCCGCTACGAATCAACTCTTTGTATGCCGCCGCTTCTTTCTGCGGATCAACAAACTGAGCAGCAGGTGCGATCCATTTAGCCTCTTCGTAACGCTCTGGATTGCTGTCATAGTTCGGCAGATCCAGAACACCAGCCATCACCGCCATTTCAAGCCATTTCTCGTAGACCTCTTCGCATAGCGATTCAATCAAATACTGCTGCAGGGTCTTGTAATGCGTCCGCGTCTCTAGCAGCTCAAGACGCGAAGAGCTGTAATTGCTTTGCGAGAAATCAGAAGACACCTGCGTGTAACTACAACCAATCCCAGCAGCCACAGCACGGAGCATTTGCTGCACGAAAGGAGTAAACGCATCATCGGGGCGGTTGGGTGAGAAGAATTGCATTTCTTCACCGGGTGCCAGTCGCCGAATGCTGCCTGGTGAAAAGTCGAGGACAGATTCCTGATCAAAGGTTCCATCTTCAAACAGCTCCTGATCAGGCGTTTTGACGAACGCCATCATGCTGCTGCTTGCACGAGCGGCGACAATCTCTGCTTCTTCATATCCAGACAGATTGCGCAAACGCATGATTGCCGTAGCAAATGCGCTAACACCACGGGTCTGGCCGGGGCGTTCGATTGAGTAGAGATGAATAACATCTTCAGCCGGAATGCGAATCCGCTTACGGGCAAGCTTTTGCGCGTAGCTGAATTGATAATCGCCAGGGTGATAATCAAAGAAGTGATAGGCAACAGGACGCCCCCATTTGTCAATCTCCACCCCCATCCGAATCTCGTTGCCGTTCTTTGCGATGTCGTTGTAGTCATCGTCAAGCAAGTCAGATTCAATGATTTCCAAGCCAAGCGGCACTTTGCTGCCACCAAAAGGCTGCTTAACCAGGCGAACAAACACCTCGCCTGATTCCAACATTGACGTAATACAAAGGCGCTGGATGTCGTACCAGCTCAACTTGCCGCCGCAATGGCAACGCTTGGCAGAAGTCCAACAATCAAACTCTTCCTCAATACGCCGATTCATCTCATCGGCCAAACGCCCACCACGCTGCATGCGCACCTGAGCTTGCATCCTGATGCCGGTGCCGACCACATTGTTACGAACAGCACGCAGGGCAGCCTTGGCGAAGTCTGAATCGCGCACCAATTGCCGCGCACGATTGCGCAACATCCTGATGCTGCCGCGAATCTCGCTATCAGCCGATGTTGCCTGACTGATCCAATCAGAAGTCAAACGATTGTTCTGAGCAGCGGCATATGCACGCTTCAGGTAACCGTTCTTTTCTTTTGCTTCCTGCAGTTGCTTACGCAAGGCGGTGGTACGCCCAATGCCGAAGATTGCCATTAACGGAACCTCACTTTGGCAAGACCGGGATTGCCAAGACCTTGACGGATTTTCTCAGCCTTGCGCTCCATTGCAATCTCATTCTTCAAATCGTCACGCAGTTGCAGCAATTCACTCATCTTGTAACGCCGCAGGCTGCGACCGCCAATCGCATACTCCTGCACCATGCCGCCCTGCGCGAGCGTGCGAATGGCTGCCTCAACATACGACAAATCAATCTCAGCACGAGATCGATCATCGAACGCAGCAGGGCTGCCAGCGTATTTCGCAGAAGCCTTGACAGTGAACTGGCCGCGACCAGCGGTGTACTGCAATGTGCTGTATGTCGCAATCGCCTGCCAAGTCCACAGCCCAGCGTCAAAGCCGGTTGTCGTCGCGGCTGGTACGGTTATGCGCCACCCAGTGCTTTCAGCAACGCCAACAACAGTCGCGCCTTCACTTGCAGTATTCGTCCGTGCATACCACGTGAGCGTATAGGTGCTGCTGTCAATGCTGGTGCCAATCGCATCCTTGAACGCGGGCACGTCAAAAACGACGGTATCACCCGCGTAAATCAAATTCGGGACAAGAATGCTCACCAGCTCGTCACGAATGAAGATGCTCGCCTTTGCAGTCTACGCTGAGGAGGCCGGTATGGCGACTTTTCGGACGTGTTCGTACCGGATACGGACGTATCAGAAACTTGTTTGTTTTTGCTCGAATCTTTCAAACTGCGTTCAAATTGCTCGAAAATTGTGTTCCGGTTAAACCGCATGTACAAGAAGTGCAGCGCGGCATAGCTATACACAAAACAGTCCAACGCTTCATTGCGATCACCGGCTTTCTTTTTCCACTCGCGTATCGCAAAACCCTTGACGTAGCGCACGACCTGACGTTCTGAGGTGAGTTGCTTGAAGTACTCCTGACCAGCCTCGGCATGGAAGTGAATGAAGCCTGCACCCACCTCGTTGTGCTTCATCCGGCCAAACAGGGTGGACTTAATCGTGTCCGTACCAACTGGAAAGACTTCTGCAGAATTTTTCAAAACTTGACCTTTGTAGTTAATATCCACCTTTGAAGGCTTACCAATCGGCGGTTTGTTCCTGACCGATTGCCCCTTCAAAGCAAACACGCCCTTCCCCTTTCGGCTCCTGGCATACGCATACACCTCGGAGGTGTAGTGACCACCGGAGTCCACACCAATAGCAGCAACTTTCACCCTGCCACCATCGGCGTGTGGATAGTCCCTTAGAACGAGGTCATCAACTTGACTCCACAACTTCTCACCTGCTGGATCGCCGTAAATCTCAGTGTGACCAATCAGCCAACACTCCTCACCACTGCCCCATGCGTAAAGCCCAACAGCGACGCGATTGTCCTGAACGTCAATCCCAGCAGTGAGTATTACCGCCCCTTTCGGGAGTTCCCCAGAGGGGTAAAACTCCGCGCGTTCAGACAAACTTTCCGCCCCTAACTTTGCGCCTGTTTCTTCTTCCCAAGTTTCACCTAAAACAGTATTGACAAAGGTCTTTAACAATGGAGCATCGTTTTTTGCACGCAAAAATTCAGAAACTATTTCTTCCCAACTCTTCCATCCCAATGGGCTGTACAAAGAAGACAAATGGAATCCAACCGTCCGAGGATCTTGGCTGGTAGCAGTCGCACGCCACTCGCCCTTGCGCAGCATTTCGCTCTTGTAATGCTCTGGTATGTGCGCCCCGCAAGCCTCGCAAACATACGCAGCAGTCTTTGGATCACCATCCCGCCACTGCAAATTTTTCCATTGCAACCATTGCATGTGATCGCAATGTGGGCACGGGACAAAATAACGACGCTGATCCGAAGCCAAATATTCCGTCTCGATCCGGCTCGTATCTTTGACCGTTGGCGTTGAAGTCAGGATGATCTTGCGCCTGCTAAACGTAGAAGCTCGCCTCTCCGCTAGCGCACAAGGATCGCCCTCACCATCCACATCAGACGGGAAAGCATCAACTTCATCCAGTAATACCCAGCGACAGGGAGCAGAACGCAAGCCCGTAGCGCTGTTGGCACCCGTAAGCAACAAAATCCCACCGGGGAATTCTTTTGAGAACATCGTGTTGCCTGAATCGCGGCTTCGAGCAGGGGCGACCTTCTCGGCCAAGCACGGTGTCTCATGAATCAATGAGTCGAGACGCTGTTTGCTCAACCTTTTAGCCATCTCAATCGTTGGCTGCACGAAAAGTGCCGGACCTGGAGCATGGGCAATCATGTAGCCCACAACATTGTTGATGCCTTCGGTCTTGCCAAGCTGCGCACCAGCCATGAACACCACCTTCTGTACAGGTGAGTTGGCAGACATGCAGTCCATGATCTCCTTAAGGTAAGGAGTCCTTTCAGTACGCCACGGTCCCGGCTCCGCACTCGCCTTGTTGGACAACATCCTGTACATGTCCGCCCACTGAGACACGGTGAGATCAGGGTCAGGCCGCAACCCATCCCGAAATGCCTGGCGGTAAATCAGTGTGCCATCACGCATTGACAAGCGTCTCCAATGCTTTCCTGATCTCTTCAGTCAGCGTTTGATGGATGACGACCGGATCCGATTCAGCAGCCAATTGATTACTGACACGATCAGGAATATTGCCCAAAGCATCACGTACAGCACGAGCAGCAGTAAAAGCTTCACGCTGTACACGGGCAACTTCCACCAACTGGTCCTCCTTGACTTCCAGATCCAAGCGAGCCAGCTCCGCACGAAAGTGTTCAGACTTCGCACGGCTTTCATTGAACGTTGGAATCTCAAGTTCAGACGAGTTGCGACGGGTGGGACTGATTGATGCAAGCGGGTTGCCCTCCTGGTAAGCCCTGATGGCGGCTTCCTTGTCCCATTCAATTTTGTTGCGGACAACGGTAAAGCAGCCCTCGAAACGTCCCTGGCTCTTCATTTGACTGATACGAGCCTGCGTGATGCCAAGCTCCTCAGCTAGTTCCTTTGTGTTGCAGACAGTCATATGGGCAATTTAAGCCAAACAATGCCGATTTAAGCCAAATAGTGCCATGCAAGCGTTTTTTGGCATATAATTGTCAACTTTTTGATTTTCGGCGTCTCAACGTGAGACAAATGCGGGAATGCTGCGACACGCATAACTCTGGCGCTAGCCGTAGAAAGGGGTTCGAAATTACC